AGGCGGAACGGAACGCGCTGATGGAAGAGTACATGCAGTATATGGATGAAGCCCTTGCCCTGCGTGACAACCTGGCGGCAGCCACCGGTTATGACAAGACGCAGCAGGGCGGTACGAGCCAAAGTGCGAAAGCGGGCGGCTTTACGGCCATGACGCAGGACCAGGGCACGAAACTGGAGGGCATGTTCACCGGCGGGCTGCAGCACTGGAGCAGCATGGACGACCGGCTGGAAAGCGTGGTGGAGAAGATGGACACGGCTGAAGGGCATCTGGCCCGGATAGCCGAGAACACCGGTGTGAGCGCCGGACACCTGGGCGAACTGAAGGAAGTGATAAAGAAAATGATACGTGACGGACTAAAAGTGAAGTGATATGGGCAATATACTGAGCGGACTGGTGCTGGTGAACGGCACGGACATCTGGACGGAATACGGCGTGTTCCTGGTGGAAGACCGGCGCGGGGGCATGGAGAACCTGACGGCCATCCTGACCCCGAGCAAGGCCAAGAAGGATACGGCTGTGGACATACGGGAAGAGCACGGGGAAAAATACAGCCCCGTGCTGACCCCACGGAATGAAGCGCGTGACGTGACGCTGCATTTTGCGCTTTACAACAAGACCCAGGCAGGCTGGATGAAGCAGTACTTTGCCTTTGTGAATTTCCTGAAGCAAGGGAAGGACGGCTGGCTGGAGATCCGTTTCCCCCAGCTGGATCTGCAGCTGCGGGTGAAGTATGCCGACTGTACGAAGTTCACCCCGCTGACCTATCTGTGGACGGAAGGTGTGCATGCCGGAAAGTTCCGGGTAAAGTTCCGGGAACCGAAACCGATTATATAACCATTCAAACGCTATTAGAATATGCTTCTAACGATATATGATAAAGCCGGAACCAAGCGTGCGGATGTGGCCGTGAACGACAGCTCGACGCAAAGCAAGGAAGTGCAGGGAGACAATGTGCTTTCCCTGTCGTTCAGCTATTATGCCTTCCTGCCCCTGGACGTGAACGACTACACGGACTATCTGGGCGAACGGTACTGGCTGACAGAACGCTACACGCCGAAGCAGGTGAGCGATGGTGAATGGGAGTATAACCTGAAGCTGTACGGTATCGAGAGCCTAATCAAGCGGTTCCTGGTGCTGGAGACGACGGACGGGGACACCAACCCCCTGTTTACCCTGACGGCCACGCCCCGCGAGCATGTGGCGATGGTGGTGAAGGCTATCAATAACGGCATGGGCCACATTACTGACTGGAAGACGGGTACGGTGGAAGGTACGGAGCTGATCACGATAGACTACGAGGGGATGTACTGCGACGAAGCGCTGAAAGCCATCGCGGAAAAGGCAGGCGGCAAGGTGGAATGGTGGGTTGAGGGGCAGACTGTGAACGTGTGCCGCTGCGAACACGGGGAAGAAATCACCCTTGGCTATGGCAAGGGGCTGACCTCCCTGGAAAGAGATACGAGCAACACGGCCAAATTCTATACGCGCCTGTTCCCGGTAGGCTCGACCCGCAACATCGATGCGGAGAAATACGGCAGCCCGCGTCTGATGCTTCCCGGCGGCAGGAAGTACATCGAGCAGGGCGTGGAGGAATATGGCATCTATGACCATTACGAGCAGGATGCTTTCAGCGGCATCTTCCCCCGTCGGGTCGGTACGGTGAGCTCGGTTCGCAGCGAGGAGGTGGCAGACGATGAAGGAAACAAATTCACCGTCTATTATTTCCGGGACGGGGAACTGGACTTTGACCCTAACCTGTACGAGCTGGCCGGAGAAACCAAACGTGTGTCGTTCCAGACGGGCGACCTTGCCGGACTGGGAGAAAGCGATGACCACTACTTTGAGGTGAACTACGACAGCGCGGCACGTGAATTCGAACTGATCACCATCTGGCCCTACGATGACGACACCCAGCTGCCGGGCGGCAAGCTGGTGCCCCGAGCAGGCGACACCTATATCCTGTGGAATATCCGGATGCCGGATGAGTATTACCGGCTGGCCGAAGAGGAGTTTGCGGTTGCGGTGGACGAGTACAACCGGGACCACTGGCTGGACATTGCCGCCTACAAAGCCCCGACAGACCCGGTATACATCGAGGAGCACGGCATAGACCTGTTTGTGGGCAGACGGGTGAAGCTGGAGAGCCGGAAGTATTTCCCGGAAAAAGGCTACCGTCAGAGCCGTATCACCAAGATCAGCCGCAAGGTGAACGAACCCGGGCAGATGGACATCGAGATAAGCGATGCGCTGCAGGTGGGCAAGTTCGACAAGGTGACGGACAGCATCGGTGCGCTGAAAAGCTATACGAAATCAAAGACGGAAGGCGCTGCCCTTCCGGACATCATACGAAGCTGGGACAAGACGCTGCCCACGGACAACAACCTGTTTTCCGCCCGGCGCAGCCAGAAAGAGTTCCTGAGCAAGAACCAGCCGGACACAGCCAAAGAGTCCATCCGCTTCCTGAAGGGTGTGAGCTTTGGCGAGGCTGCTGGCGGCAAGCCCTGCGGCATCGTGGATGGTGAGGGCAATGCCGAATACTTGACTGCCGTGATCCGCGAACTGCTGCGCAGCACGGAGTTTGTGGACGGGCTGACCGGTGAGGGCTGGCAGCTGTGGATTGACCAGCTGACCGGACTGACAAACCTGACGGTGGACAAAGTGACTGCCCGGCAAAGCCTGGTGGCGCTGGAACTGCTGATCGAGAAGGTGCGCAGCGTGTGCGGCCAGCTGGTGGTGTCCGCTGCCAACGGCAAGATCAAGGACGTGGTGAAGCAGGGCGACAACTACCGCATCGTGTTTGAGCAGGAATCGGGCTTTGTGGCCCATGACCTGATGCGCTGTGCGGTTACGGGTGGTAAGAAACTAAAAGCATACTGGGTGGAGGTGGCTTCGGTGATAGCCGGCGGTGTACTGGTCCCGGTAAGCGAGTTTGGCGGGGTGAAGCCGGAGGCAGGCGATGAGTGCGTGCTGATGGGCAACACCGAAACCCCGCTCCGGCAGAACCTTATATCCATTGCGGCCACGGAGGACGGACAGCCCCGTATCGACATTCTGGACGGTGTGAAGGCCAAGAACTTCAACGGCTGCCTTCGTTGCCGGCTGGGTAAGCTGGACGGCATCAGGAGCAGCGCTTTCCCGGCAGACAAACAGCCGAAAGGAAACGGCCTGTATGCCGACAACGTGTGGCTGAAGGGTACGTTCGTGTTGATGACGGGCGAGGACATCCTGACGCGGTTTGAGATAACCGAGGGGAAAATCCATTCAGCCGTGGAAAGCTTGCGCAAGGAAATACGCGAAGAACAGAGTTATCTGGACAACAGCAGTTTTGCCGACGGCATGGACAAATGGAAGACGGGCAGCAAGGCTACGCTGTTCACCCTGGGCGGACGCTGGATCTGGGCGAACGGCGGTCCTTACGGTACGAAGCCGGACGGCCATGCCGAGATACGGACCGACGGCAAGGTGCCTTATGCCTATATCCGGAACAGCTATATCATGCAGAAACTGGAGGACTTCCGGCTGGTACCGGAGTACCGGCAGACGAACAGCCAGGGCGAACGGGTGCCCGGCGTGGTGTATCTGTCGTTCAGCTACCGGGTTATCAAGGCCGGAAGGTTGAAAATAGAATTTGTGAACGCTGATAAGACCGGGTTTGAGAACTTCAACATGTTCGGCCATGAAGAGGACCTGCCCGTTGGCGGTGAGAAGATGTTCACGTTGGACGGACTTTGGAACGGCACTGGCGACTTCAAGCTGTCGTTTACGGGCGTGATTTACATTTCGCTGCTGGTGTTCAGCACCAACAAGGCGGACGCACTGGCCTATAAGTACCGTACACTGTTCGAACAGAGCGACCGGCTGGTAAAGATTTCAGCGGCGGTCTTCGACAAGGACGGTAATGCGCTGAAAGAGACCGGGCTTGTCATAAAGCCTGAAGGTTCCGGTCTGTATGCGCAGGACAATACAGGAAAGATTGCCCTTATCGGGGTGAGCGTGGAGGAAGAGGACGAGTACGGAAATACCGTGAGCAAAATCAAGCTGACAGCCGACCATATACAGCTGGAGGGACTGGTAACGGCCAACGGCAACTTCAAGATACTGGAAGACGGCAGCATTGAAACGACCAACGGTAAGTTTACCGGAGAGATAGACAGCAGCAAAGGGAAAATCGGCGGCTTTGAGATAGGGAACGGCCGTATCGGTTCTGTGGCCGACTCTCACGGGAGCGGTGGCGGTCTTGCCATTTATGATGATTTTTTCCGTGTCGGCGGCAGCAAAGGATATGTGATGTTCGGTGATGATGTGATACCGTCTTCTGCAGGAGGAGCTTTTACCGCTGTCGGTCGTATCGTGAACTCAGCCCCCAATATATACGGGAATTACGGCTTCGACCAAGCGAACTATGGATTGTTTATAGATGTTACCGGCGGTACGAAGAACTACGGTATCAGCAGCAATGCGGCATTACTTGCCCCGGCGTTTATCAATACGAAAGCCAAGCTGCTTACCTTCGGAAGTGGAAACTACACGGTGGATTTCTCACAACACAATATCATTTTGATGTATTACAATGAACCCAACTACAGTAAGGTAGAGGTTACGCTGCCGTCGGAAAGTTCTGTGGCATACAAGTTCGGCATGAGTTACTTGCCTACCGATTTTGCAGCCATTGTCACGTTCAGGGTCAGACCCGGTTCAAAGAATATCATACTAAAAGGTATCTATAACCACAATGAAGATTTGCAAAACTACGAGATGGCATCCGGGGACTCCGTAACGGTACTTATTACAAAAGCGGACGGATTCCGTTACCAGATATTGAATCATTCATCCTAAAAAACAGATATATATGAAAAAGTTAGATTTCAGGAATTTCAGCGTTCCCACCGGAATAACCCGTCAGACGAGGGAGGTTTTCGATGCACGTGAGCAGATAGCCGATTTGCTGTATACGCGTGTCAGTGGCATCAAGGCCCATCGGCTTGCGTTCAAGATTTTCGAGAGTACCGGCGAGACCGAGTTCAGCGATGAGGAAACCGGGATGATACACATGGCGGTGGAACGCTATTGTCTTCCCAATGTGATAGATGCCCTGAACGAAATCCTGGGCGGGTCAGAAACCGATAAAAACGAATGAGTATGGCAGAAATGACACAAGAAGAACTGGTTCAGGAAGTGCTGGACCGTGTACTCCAGAGTTCTACCGGCGTGGAGGACTTGGAGACCGTCACCTCGCTGAGCGGTGTGAAATCACTGCCCGGGGAGAAGGACGGCAAGATGGTGAACGTCCCCCTGGAACTGATGGGGAAGCCTGCGAGCGATGCCGCCGCCCGTGCCGAGGCTGCCGCCAAGAAAGCGGAAGGAGCCGTAGCCGGACTGGAGGAAAAGACCCAGGCCGCCACGGAAGCGGCCACCAAGGCCAACGAAGCGGCAGCCAAGGCAGAAAACGCCGCTGCCAAGGTGGAACAGACTACGGCAGCAGCCATCGGCGGGGCTACCGCACGCTTTTCCTCATGGATGGAAACAGGCAACGTTTTACCTGACAAGAGTACCAAACCGGGCGGCAGCGTAGTGTATGTAGCGGATGCCGGGAAGTTCGCCTACCACATGGACTCCACCCTGTACGGGGACTGGGATGTGGCGGGTGTGCCTCCTGCCGGCATATTCATGAATGCGGACCGGACAGCCATCCTGCCGGACAAGCTCTACCTGCTGGGTGATGCCGTATATACCGGAACAGGCGGCAGCCTGAGACTGCTGGCCTACCGGCATGAGGTGATGAGCGGGGAAGCTTACGAGGCGCTGCAGGACAAGGATGCGAATACGCTGTATCTGATTTATGAGGAGGATTGACGATGATAACCATAGGCGGTAAGGAAATAACGGCTGCGTATGTGGGGAAACGTGCCCTGTCGGCAGTCTATGCCGGGGCAAGACTGGTGTGGTCTGCGATAAGCAGCTGTTTCGGACTTGGATACTGGAAAGGCGACGAGCCGTGGAACGGATCGGACGCATGGAACGGTAGCAGTAAAACTGATAAATGAATGATTATTATAAAAGGACAGTATTATGGCAAAAAGGAAAATAAGCGGAATCATCAACGCGACCGAGCATCCGATGAATCTTGAAACACCATGGAATCAGAAACAGCCGGACGGCACCTATCATGCCTATGCAGGCGATGACATCGAAGCGTTCCTGAAGAAGGAACTGTCAAACCGTACCCCTACCGAGGAACTGGTGAGCGGCGAGACGAAACCTCCTACATCCGGAACGGTGTTCGATGCGATGGTGGGTACGGTGACGGACGTGGATGTGCAGGACAGCGAGGACGGCACCCAGTACGTGATGACCGTCAAGCAGAAGGACAACCAGGGCGGCGAGAGCTCGAAGGAAGTGCGCTTTTCCAAGTACACGGACGATGACAAGGTGGTGGTGAACATCGACCTGACGGACAGCGGCGGTGCGGGACTTCCCGCCTCGCAGTATCTGGCACTGGGCAGCGGCTTTGTGGTGAAATACTCCGTAGGTGTGGGCACTGCCGGTGGCGGTACGGTGGACGGCTACAGCGACCTGAAAGCCCGCGTGATCGTGAAACGCGGTTCGACCGTCATCAGTGAGTTCCGGGATGCGGAGTTTGTGGGCGTTACAGCCGGACAGAGCTATACCTTTGACGCTTCGCCCTACCTGAAGGATGCCACTGCCTATACCGTACAGGTGGAAGCGCAGGCAACTTACCAGGACGGCACGCTGATGAAGACGGCCACGGCCAAGGTGACCATGGTGGCCATGGAGCTGGAGACCACCTACTCGGCGGGCAACGGGCTGGCCGACGGGGGATATAAAAATGACGTGAACATCCCCTTTACTGCCAAGGGCACGAGCGGTGAGAAGAACATCTACTACCGCGTGAACGGCGGACAGGCCTTTACCCTCGGTCTTTCGGCCGGCAGCGGTGTGCAGCAGAAGAACGTGACCATCCCCCTGACACAGATGCAGGAGGGTACGAACGTGGTGGAAGCCTACGCGCAGCATGAGAACTCCGGTGTGGTGAGCCGGGTGCATTACATTACGCTGCTGAAGGCAGGCGGAGGTGTGACAGCGTATGCCGGCCTGATGTTCAGCCACCGGGCAGCGGGGTTCCAGCGTGACTGGAAACACCCGGTGCTGGAGGCAGAGCAGTTCACGGCATGGAACTTCACGTATGCCGGCTATGACCGCGATGCGTATACGGCCCGTGTGAAAGTGACCGACCGGGGCAGCGTGGTGAAGGAAGACCTGCTGCAACGCGGTGAGACCGGCAGCTACGGACGGACGAACGTGAACGTGGAACCGTTGGACTACCGTGTGTCATGCGGCGATGCCGTGCTTGAGGTGCAGGTGAACACCACATCGCACCCGGACATTGAAGCCACGCTGGCACCGGATGCCGTGTGTACGTTTGACGCCTTCGGGCGAAGCAACACGGAAAACAACCCGGCAAGCTGGGTGAGCGGTGACAAGCGTATGGAGTTCCGGGACGTGCTGTGGAGCGTGAACGAATATGGTGCCGGTAGCGGCTGGCACAAGGACCGCCTGCTGCTGGCCGGTGGTGCAGGTATGACCCTGACCGCTGACGGCGGTTACCGCCCCTTCAACGAGGCGGACAAGCCCGAGGGATTTGCCATCCGTGACGTGGGCATGACGCTGGAGATAGAATACAGCACGGCCAACGTGACGGATACGGATGCCGAGCTGATCACCTGCCTGGGGCAGCTGGACAACGGCAACCGGTACGGGCTGATTGTGACTCCGGAAGAGGCCAAGTTCCTGACCGGTGTGGTGACCGAGGCGATGGATGCCGGACAGGTGCTGCGCTATGAAGACTCGGTGGGTACCAAGTTCCAGCCGGGTACGAATATCCGCATTACCTACGTGTTCTATCCGAACGTGCAGACCAACGAACAGCGCACGCTGATCGGTTTCTATGTGAACGGTGAAGAGTCGGCTGCTTCCAAGTGGCTCGACAAGGTGAATTTTGACATTCAGAGCCAGTTGGAATTTAAGTCGGCAGGTGCCGACTTGAACGTGAAGAGCGTGCGTATCTATAACAAGGCGCTGACCTCGGACGAGGTGCTGAACAACTACATCGTGGACCGCAACCACCTGGAGGATGCCGACGGGGAACCGGGCGTGCGCTCACTGGATGAGGACAACCGCGTGCTGAATGAAGGAGATACGGTGAGCATGGAGAAGCTGATGGGGCTGATGAAGAAGCGCCGGAACTCGATCCTGGTACTGATAGGCACGGGCAGCGTGGGCAGTGAGGTTCCGAGCGAGAGCGACACGCTGAACGTGGTGGATGCACTGGCCCAGCTGAACGACAAGAAGGCCAATAAACTGGTAAGGGAGGTCCGTTTCTATAACGGAGAGGACAGGACGCTTGACTTTATCCTTACCAACGTATATGTCCGTATTCAGGGTACTTCTTCCGTGAACTATGCCAGAAAGAACTTCCGTTTCTACTTCCAGAAGACGGCAAGCGGCTGGACGGTTACATTGAGCTACGGGGAGATTGACGGAAACGGCAGGCAGAAGAATCCGGTGGTAACTACCGGCAAAAAAAATCTCTTCAAGTTACGCAGGAACTCGGTAGGCGCGAAGCTGGCATGTTCCAAATGCGACTTCTCGGACTCGTCCATGACCACCAATACCGGAGGTGCGAAGCTTATCAATGACGGACTGAAAGAGATGGGGCTGCTTACGCCTGCCCAGCGTTACGCCAAAGACCATGGGCTGGAGGATGATTACCGTTCGGCCATCGACGGCCTGCCGTGCGACCTGTTCGTAGCGAAGAGTGCCGACGAAGACCTGACCTATTACGGCCAGTACAACATGAACAACGAGAAGAGCGACAGCTACCCCATCTTCGGGCAGGATGAGACCATCGGCGGCGAGAAATGGGGCGAGGGCGACACGCTGAACTACCTGGAAGCCGACGAGGAAGGACACAAGCAGTACCTGCCCGTCTGCTTCGAGACGCTGAACAACTCCAATCCGCTGTGCCTGTTCCACTGGTTGCCGAGTACCGAACCGGAGCATAAGGATTTCATGGACTACAACTTTGACGGAGGACTGGAATTTAATCATCCGAAAGATACCTTCTGGTCGGACGGAGGCGGTGACGCGGAGGAAGAACCGAACCTGAAAGACCACCTCGGTACCGGTGACAAGTACGACAAGATGTACAAGGCCACCGACCGCATGATGAGTTTCGTCTACCGGTGCGTAAAGGAAACGCCTGCGGGCAGGAACATGGTTTACAGCACGGAATCCCATTCGTTCGAGGGGGTGGACTATGAGGACGACGGCGACAAGTTCCCTACCGCCAAGTGGCAGAGCGATACGTTCAGGAAAGAGGCCGGGAAGTATTTCGACCTTCCCCACCTGATTGCCTACTATCTGTACGTGCAGTTCAACCTCGGCGTGGACCAGCTTGCGAAGAACATGCTTATCCGCACATGGGACGGTGTGAAATGGTCGATTGACTATTATGACGGCGACTGCCAGCTCGGTTCTGACAACAAGTCGTTCCTGACCGGGAAGTATGACGACAACCGCCAGACGAAGCGCGACGGGGCTTATGTGATGCAGGGTCATAACTCGTGGCTGTGGAACCTCATCGTGGCCAATTGCTGGGACATGATTGTGGAGATTATGGTGAGCGGATGGAACGGGGGCGCAAGCTTCATGAGTGCCTTCAGTATCCAGAAAGCCATTGACCATTTCGATACCGAACAGATGAAGAAGTGGTGCTCACGCCTCTATAACAAGTCCGGCATCTTCAAATACATCTACCCGTTCCTGAACGAAATGCCGGTGGGTGCTGACGGTGCCAAACAGACCTATCCGCAAATCTACGGTCTGAAGGGTTCGTTGAAAGCACACCGGAACTACTTCATCCAACGCCGGTATGACCTGAAGCAGGTGGAGTACGGCTATGTATCCACGCTGGGTGCCCAGTTCTACCAGAGTACGGCATCGCTGGACAAGGCTTATAAACTGAAACCGATGCAGTACCGGCTGACCATCCCGTACCGTGTGCAGCTCTCCACCAGCAACGGCGTGCAGGCCGACAGCGGCGTGGTGGATGCGGACGTGCTCCATTCCCTGCAGCTGACCCGTGCCTTCGGTGAGAACGACCCGCTGAAGATTATCGGTGCAGCCAAAATCAAGGAGCTGGTATGGCACGAGGATGCGTTCGCAATCGGCTTCAACTTCGGTCTGCTGACCTCACTGGTAAAACTCGACATGAGCGTGGAGAAAGCCAGCGGTTACCGGAACGGCTCGTTCATGGCTTCGACCAATGGTATGCTGCTTCTGGAAGAAGTGAACATGCGGAACAACCGGCTGGCCCGGAACGGGGACAACGGGAATGTGGCCACTTTGGACTTGAGCTGGCAGGGCCGCCTGAAGAAACTGGACGTGAGGGGTACGGGGCTGACCCGTGTGAAACTGGCCACCGGTGCGCCCGTTGTGCAGTTATGCCTGCCGGACACGATTGAGGAACTGTTCCTGGAATATCTGACCAAGCTGTCCGATAGTGGCCTGATACTGGAAGGGATCAATAATGTGCGGGGCTACCGCTACACCAACTGCCCCGGCATCGACGGGTTCGCTATGCTGGAACGCCTGCACCAGGCCAGACTGAACGGCAGCGGCAAGCTGGAGCGCTTCGTGCTGGAGATAGACCGGGAAGACGACGGAACCCTGCTGAAGAAGTATTACGACTACGGAACGTATACACAGACGGGTGCCGTGGATGACCGGCATTCGGGACTGAGGGGCAAGCTGACCCTGACGAAGTATCTGGCCGATGAGGAACTGGAGAAGTATGCCGCCCGTTATCCGGAACTGACCATCAAGCAGCCGCCCTATACGATGATCGAGTTTGACGACAGCGTGGCCGACGATGCCAATGTTTCGAACCTGGACAACAAGACGGGGTACAAATTCGGCAATACGTACAAAATGAGCGGGCATGTGAATGCCATCCTGTCCAAGCGCCACCGCGTATTGGCCAAGGTGACGAAGATGCCCACGAGCCGGAAGGTGGAGATAGCCGGGCAGCAGGTGGAAGTGAACAACCCGGACGGGGAGATGACCTATTTCCCCCTGCATGACGAAAGCTCGAACTTCTATGCCGATGCGGAGGATATGAACGACTGTACGGTGGCGAAGCTGGACGGCAGCGAGGGAGACTGGATGATGTATGAGCCGTTTTACTGGAGCAAAGGCATCAACGATTATTTGAACAACAAGAAGTACGCCTGCTACAGCAGTTATCCGGAGGACGAAATGCCCCCGGTGCCTGAGGCGACGGTACTGACACTGGATGCCATCAAGGAGACACAGGGCGGCTGGCTGGGTGAACGCAAGATCATGAGCGGCAAGCCCACGCTGATGGAATCCTATACGACGGACAAGGCTTATTCCGTGTGCAAAGTGGACGTGTCGGGTTACAGACGTGTCCGCTTCCCGAGCGTTCCAGGAACAGGGCTTATCGGCAGTGTGTTTGCTGATGCGGAGGGAAACATCCTGAAGAGTATTGTGGTGCCGACCATCGGCTTGAAATTTGAAGCCGGCATGTATCTGATAGCAGACGTTCCGGAACGTGCTACAGCCCTGCATTTCTCCATTCTGAACACGGCAGAGTTTGACTGCGTGGTACTGAGCCACAGCGACAAGATAGAGGACATGGAACCGGATTGGGTGGCCAATGAGGAGCATCTGTGTGCCGTTGTGGGCAGTTCGGTGGTGGGCAGTAAACTGCGTGCCTGCATCACCGGAGCTTCGACCACGGCAAGTATGACCTGGACGGACTTCCACTACTACAGCCAGCAGCGGGGTATGCAGCAGATAGATGCGCTGATGCACAGCCGCATCGCGAACCTGAGCTATGCAAAGTACGGGCGCAGGGATATGCAGGAACAATGCGGTGCCGGTCAGCATAACAATAACCGCACAACAGGCGGAACGGCCGAACACGGGATGACAGACACCATCGGCTACGATGAAGCGTATGTCATTAACAACAAAATCACGAATTCGCTGATTGACGGCCTGGTGCACCAGTATGCCTGGTATAAGAGTCGGGACGAATACGGACAGGCGACTGTGGTGCAGGTGAACAATATCTGCTGCCTGGGCTATGAGGACATCTACGGCAACAAGTATGACATGATGGACGGCGTGGATCTGCCGAACGACAGCGGTAACGTGGGCAAATGGCGCATCTGGATGCCTGACGGCAGTATCCGTATGGTACAGGGCAAGAAGGACAGCGGTCAGTGGATTACAGGCGTGGCGCACGGCAAGTATATGGACATGATTCCGGTAGGTAATCTGAACGGATCATCTTCTACTTACTATACCGACATGTACTGGATAAGCACCGCTACGGTCCGTGTGGTCTATCGCGGGTACTACCATGCGAGTGCGTTTGGCGGTGTGTCGAATGCGGATGCGAGTTACGGTGCTTCGTATACGTATGCGAGTGTCGGCTCGCGTCTGGCCTTCCGCGGCAAAATCGTCCGGGCGCAAAGCGTGGCAGCGTACAAGGCGATACGCGAGGTGGCGTAAGCGCAAAGCGCCAAAGCGTGGAGCGAAGCGACTAAAACGAAAGAACGGGATTCGGATGGTTTCCGAATTCCATTTAAAAGGTATTCAAATACCGGCGAAGCCGGCCGAAAAAATAGAATTTTGAGGTATATGAAAAAGATTATCGCATTTTTAAAAATGAGTAACCGTTACAAGCATCTTATCGGTGGTTTGATGGTAGGTCTATTGGGATTTACTCCTTGGACGGCCTTTTATGCTGCGGCCATTGCAGCTTCCTGTCTGGAACTGAAAGATACTCTTCGGGGAAGTCCTTGGGACTGGATTGATTGGGGGCTCACCGTCGCGGGTGGCAGTATATCCGTTTTATTTTGGATGATAGTGTAATTCGTTTATCTGTTTTGCCTGTTAAATCAGTAACTTTGCAAGCGGTAGAGTTCCCCAATAGTCCGTGTGGTCTATCGCGGGTACAACAATGCGAATGCGAATGGCGGTGTGTCGAATGCGAATGCGAATAACGATGCTTCGAATACGAATGCGAATGTCGGCTCGCGTCTGGAAATCTAACAAATCGGCGTACAGCAGCGGGGACGTGTCCCCGAAGCGGTGCCGAGGGGAGCAAGCCACAGCAACAGCACCAGAAAAGGTGGAAAGCTGAAAAATCACGCGTCGGGTGGAGTTTGGTAGGCTGTTATCAGTTCGAAGAAGTCAGACCCGGGGAAAGGAAGGCCCTCATCTTCCATGTTTATTAACCAATAGCTTATGCGCAGGGAAGGATATATTATCGAGGAAATCATCGAATACTCCAATATGTCGGAGGCATTCGATTCGGTACTTCGCGGAACCGATCGTAAGAGGTCAAGGCAGGGACGATTCCTGCTTGCCCATAGGGAGAAGATTATCACCGAACTGACGGCTTCCATTGCGGACGGCTCATTCCGGCTGGGCGGCTACCATGAGAGGGAAATTGAAGAATACGGTAAAAAACGTATTTTGCAGATCCTGTCCATGAAAGACCGCATCGCTGTGTTTGCCATCATGAATGTGGTGGACCGCCACCTGCAAAAACGTTATATCCGGACAACCGGTGCAAGCATCAAAAGGCGCGGTACTCATGACCTGATGAACTGCATACGTACCGATTTGCAAAAAAATCCGGAAGGCACGCTTTACGCATACAAATTTGACATCCGGAGGTTTTATGACAATGCGCGGCAGGACTTTGTTATGTGGTGCTTCCGGAGGGTGTTCAAGGACAAAAGGCTGTTGGTCTTGTTGGAGCGGTTTGTTAAGCTGCTGCCGGAAGGTATCAGTTTCGGACTGCGCAGTTCACAAGGGGCAGGAAATCTGCTTCTGTCTGTATTTTTAGACCACTATCTGAAGGATAAGTACGGGGTTCGTTATTACTATCGCTATTGCGATGACGGACTGGTACTCGGTAAAACGAAAGCGGAATTGTGGAAGATTCGTGATGCTGTTCACGGGCAAATGGGAAAAATAGACTTGGAAATAAAGCCGAATGAACGGGTGTTCCCTGTGGAAGAAGGCATTGATTTCCTTGGCTATGTTATCCGTCCCGACTATGTAAGATTGCGGAAACGCATCAAACAGAAGTTTGCCCGGAAAATGCACGAGGTAAAATCGAGAAAAAGACGGCGGGAACTGATTGCCAGTTTCTACGGCATGACGAAGCACGCCGACTGTAATAAGTTGTTTAAAAAATTAACAGGCAAAGAAATGAGAAGTTTTAAAGACTTGAATGTCGCTTACAAGCCGGAAGACGGTAAAAAGCGATTCCCCGGAGTGGTGGTAAGCATCCGGGAACTGGTAAACTTACCCATTGTAGTGAAGGACTTTGAGACCGGTATCAAAACCGAGCAGGGAGAAGACCGCTGTATTGTGGCCATCGAAGTGAACGGCGAGGCAAAGAAGTTCTTCACCAACAGCGAGGAAATGAAGAATATTCTCGCACAAGTAAAGGAAATGCCGGATGGTTTCCCGTTTGAAACGACCATCAAGACAGAGACATTCGGCAAAGGTAGAACCAAATACGTGTTTACATGAGAAGAGTTGAAGGAAGTTCCGGGGTTTCGCTGATGGAATGCACGAACCCGGTTAAAGACAAATGGCGCATCCGATGGGATGTGCAGGAAAAAGAGAACGGCTCTGCCTCCTACATGGAAGAGGAGTTCGGGCATAAGCCTACTGATGAGGAAATCCACACATTGGTTATGTCCTGGTATAACAGCCAGACTGATGCGGCTATCCTATCCGGATTCGCCTATAATGGTGCCCATGTATGGCTTTCTGTGGAGAACCAGTACAACTATAAGGCAGCATACGATTTGGCCGTTCAGACGGGCGGAGAAACCCTGCCAGTGACGTTTAAGTTTGGTTCGGATGAACAACCGGAATACCATACTTTTACTCAGTTAGAAGAACTGAAAGATTTCTATACAAAAGCAGTAGGATTCATTCAGACAGTTCTGGCTGAAGGCTGGGAAAAAAAGGACAAGTTCAATTTGGAATTATATCGGATTGAGTGATTGACAATCCCTTCGGGGGAGGGATAAAAAAAGCCCCCGGCCTGTTAATATAGACGCCAATCATTTATTAACACAAAACACCCCCCACACACGCGGCCCGG